CTAATTACCCCACCTGCCGTGGCCGGGTACGTGGTGTGCTTACCGTGAGCCGTGGTTGCCCTAACGGCTGCACGTTTTGCAGCGTACACACTATCATGGGCCGCCGCTGTATGCAGTACCCGTATGAGCGTATTGTGTTGGAACTTAAGAACCTACAGCTGGCATATGGTGTACGGTACTTTAGCTTTTTGGACGATAACCTGCTACTTAGCGCCGATAGGGCTAACGATGTACTGGACGCCGTACAGGCCGTGGCCAAGCCCGGTGATAGGTTCTACATGGAGGAGGGTATGGAAGTGCGTGTGGCCGCTGTACCCGGTATTGTTGCCCGGCTAAAAGCCCTGCGCTTTGACAACATAGCCATAGGCATGGAAACAATGAACCCTGAGCAGAGGCAGTTAATTGATAAGCCATACAACGAGCAGCACCTTACTGCTGCCCTTGATAACTTTAAGCAGGCAGGTGTTACGGCTAAAGCCTTTTACATTATAGGGCTGCCCGGTGACACCTTAACCAGCGTATGCAAGGATATAGTACGCTTTGGTAAGCTGGGCCTTGCTGCCCGGCCCAACAACCTTAAGCTGTACCCCGGCACGCACATGACCTTTATGTACCAGCAAACAGGGTGGGTAGCCAAGGATTATGATTGGCGCATGTCAAGCTATTACACCCCGCCCAGCATTGGCCTTACCTTTGAGCAAATACGTAAACTGAAGACTATACTGGGCGCCGTGGGTGCTATGGCAGAGGCCCATGGCATACGCCTGCTGGCCGATAACATGGATGATATAACCGAAGCCTTTGGCAAGGGTAAAGGTGGCTATAAATTGCAATTAGAGGGTGGAAATGCTATACTTACTGGAAACTTTTATAGGCCCACCCCTTACATACACGCACTAGGCATTTTGCTTATGCGCCGTGGGGCCAAGGGCTATGCTGTACAGGATACAGCCAAGCACCAGTTATTTGTGGCCAGCTATAATGTGCCACTTGACGATATACAAGAAGCACTAGGTAATGCTATTAAGGAGGCCATATAATGGCTAAACAGGCAATCAAGGAACGCAAGACCACGTTAAGTGCTGATTTGCTGGCACAGTTTACCACAATGTACACTGACCCCGATATCAGCATGGATGAAATGAGCGACTTTTTTAGCAAGGCACCCGGTACCCTTTACCGTTGGGGCTTTGAGTACGGGCTACACCGCCCCAAGGCCCATGATGCCCTCAAACTTAACCTTGACCTTGTTAAAAAGTACTGCATGAAAGTAAGTGAAGAATTACCCACCCTGCCCGCATTAAAGGTTACGGCCCCGGCCCACATTGGCCGCACCAGTATTGACCACATACTGTGGCTGTGCGACCTGCACACCGGGCGCATTACACCCAGCTACAATGCCGCTGTATTTGGCAAGCGTATGGAAGTACTGGGCCAACGTATTATTGACCGTGCCCGGCGCTTAAGCCCCGCCTTCCAGCCCGGTAAGCTACACATATTTAGCCTTGGTGACCTTGTTACCGGGGAACAGGTAGGCCATCAGGTTACCTTTGAAGAACTAGAGCACGCCATTTTAGCACAGGTGTACGGAATAGCCATACCCCGCCTGTGCAGCTTTACTGGCCAGCTGCTGCATTACTTTGGCCTTATTGATGTGGATGCAGTGTACGGCAACCATGGCAAGACACAGCACCCGCAAATCAGTGCAGCCAACTGGGATACCGTGGTTAACCTTGGCTGGCAGGCAAAGATGAGCAACGTTAAGGAAGTAACCTTTGACGTTGAAACCGTAGAGTGGTACCAGTTTGCCACGGTTAAGGGCATTGACTGGTTACTTACACATGGTGACGCTGTGCGTGGCGGTAACCCTTACGGTGCCCTTGCTACCAAGGCAAACCAGTGGCACCAAAGCCTGCCGCAGCACTTTGATAAGGTTGCCTGTGGCCACTTCCACCACTGGAATAAAATACAGGAAGTGTACATTGGTGGCACGCTGCTTACTGATGATGACTGGAGCCGCAAGGTGGTGGGCCGTGATGGTGACTGCTGCCAGCTGCTTATGGCGGTTAGTGACGGCGGCATTGAGGCCATTACACCCATATATGTTGACGATGTAACAGAGGAGGACGTGGATGCCTAGCGCTTGTGCTGGTAATGGCTTTACGGTATGCCCCTGTGGCTACTACAGCAAGTGCAGTGTGCTTACTGCCCTGCACATGGTGCTGTGCCATAGTGATGGTAACGTTGCCCTGCTGGCAAAGGATTACCCACAACCCTGCATGGCCTGCTTCTATGAAGGCATGGAACCGTATGTACTGGTAATGGGTAACCAAGGGCAACTGCTACAGGCGGCAAAGGTGGGCGGCACGTTAATGCTGCTGCCCCACGGTAACAGCGAGGACTGTAACCATGGTGACAGGCGGTACGATGCACGACAACAGGGTTAAACTAACGAATGGGTGCACTGGTACCCTCCAGCTTTGCGGTACTTATTTGGGGCCTTCTTCCTCGCCTTCCCTGCCCGGTGCAGCAAACCAGCACGCCCGTGCTAATAATCTTGCTGGTCGGGCGCATAACCTAACCGTATTGCGTGCCAAGCTGGGTACTGGCCCGGTTAATTTAAGGGAAAATCAGAATTGTAAGGGCGTGTGGGGATGCCTGAGGGGAGTACCCTTTTTACAGGAAAATGCTATAAAAATCCAAGGTAATTAATCTGATAAATGAGGTGTATATGGAAATCAAACTGTGGTTAATACAACTGGCCTTGGCCGTACTACCCACCCTGCTGCGGTGGGTGTCCGGGCTGGCCGCCGCCATGGCGCACGCCATAGAGCAACTTAAAGCAGGGGCAGCCACCAGCACCGTGGGGCAAGCGCCTAGCGGCAGTAGGCCCGCATGGTTTAATGAAAACAAAACAGAAGCGGGCGAGCCCATCGAGGAGCTGGTAACCAAGTTAAAGGCAACACCAAATGTGTGCAGGCACTGTGGAGCCACCACGGGGCTGTTACCTGACCCATCTGCATATTACGTGGATGCCGTTGATGAACAGGGTGGCAGCTTACTGTGTGCGGATTGCCAAAGCAAGAAGGAGGCCTTTAAATGAGTGACGGCCTTAGCGATTGCGCCTATGCTGCTGAAGCACACGCAGATGAACTCATGCTTGCCAAGTGGCCCACGGTGCACAAGATACACGCAGCAAGCCATGCGCCAAAGCAGGGTACGGTACTTGTGTGCTATGAGGAATGGCTTACACACATAGTAGAGTTGATTACTGATAGGCAGGTAATTGAGCGCTGGTGCTGTGAGCCTTTTGAAGAACCCTATAGGCTAAAAATTGGCAGCGCTGATTGGCCCGCAGGGTACTACGATAACAACAGGCTGCCACGTACCCAAACCAAGCGGGGCTGGTTAATACCCACAAATATGAGGTGGCAAAATGATTAAAGATACCGCACGGCTGGTGATGACTTTAAAGTGTAACCGGGGCTGCACATATTGCCCAAACGGCTTCTATAAAAAGTTAATGACCAAGCTGGAAAACTTTGACGATTTGGACAAGTACAATAACATTTGCATAACAGGTGGGGAACCCTTGCTGGATTGTAGCACCCTGTTAGCCCTGCTGGATGACCTCCGGCTGCTGCGGGGTAACTTTAAAATATACCTATATGCCAGTGATTATGACCCGGTAACCGTAAGCCTGCCCGGTGTTATGCAGCGTATTAACGGCCTTACGTGGACACTGCATGAAAACACCAGCTTTGACGATATGCAAAAGTTTAACCACGTACAGGCCCTGTTGAGCAGCGCCAATGATAACAGGCTGGTGCTACACACTAAAGCAATGCTGCAATGGGCACCCCGTATCAATTACCTTAAGTGGAACAGGGTTACCGTGCTGCAAATGACGGAGCACACATGCAGCCTGCCGCCCAACGAGGACTTACTTATAATGCCGGAGGCGTGCAAATGATAAAGCCAATGTTATGCAAGCTGTTAGTAAAGCCTTTTAATACCGATAACTGGAGCTGGGAACGTAAGTATGACGGCTTCCGGGCTGTGGCCACAGTAAGCCATGCTGGGTACACACTACAGGCCCGCAGTGGCACGGATAAAACCAAGCACTTCCCGGAACTAAAGTTTGCCATACGTGGCCCGGTGGTACTGGATGGGGAAATAATTAGCGCAAATGGGCTAACATTTCAGGAGGGCATACAACCCCGCATTAACCGCATTAACAAGCAGGTTGATATGAGCATTACGCTGCCTGCTATTTACTTAGTGTTTGATATACTGCGGGCAGGGGATAACTGGTTGTATGACGAGCAACTTACTGTACGGCGCAATATACTGGCACAGGCAGTATGCCCAACAGATAACGTGCAGCTTGCGCCTATATATACGGACGGGGTTGCATTATTTGAACAGGCAAAGGCAGAGCGGTGGGAAGGGGTGGTGGGTAAAAATAACCTGCAAGGCTACAATGAAGGCAAGAGGCACTGGATAAAAGTCAAGTGCTGGAAGGAGGGCCAATACTACGTGGCAGGCTTTACCGAGGGCACGGGTAAACGCAAGGAATACTTTGGTGCCCTGCTGCTGTGTGATAGTGATGGTAACCCGGTGGGTGAAGTAGGTACCGGGTTTAATGAAGCCACTTTGGCGGCGCTTACCAAGGAATTAAATGCGCTGCCATTAACTGGTGAACAAAAGGGTGGCATATATCATTACCACTTACAGCCTGATGCTTACTTCCCGGCCAACATTAAGTACTTGGAATTAACCAATGCTGGGCAGTTACGCTTCCCGGTGTACCTTGGCAAAGTTAAATAAATTATGTTATAATGGAGGCTGCTATGGCACTTGTTAAAGATATTTTAGGCTGGTTCCCCATAAGCGTGTGGAACCTTGATAAGAACGAAAGCGATAAGTGGAAGCTTGTGAAGGACTGTGCTGATACCGCCGTGGTAGGTGGCAGTAACCGCCACAGCGGCCTTTATAAAAAGATGTCTGTATTTAACCCTGCGCTTGCCGCACGTGTGTACCTGTACTGGAGCAAGGAGGGGGATATTATTGTTGACCCCTTTGCCGGGCGCACCACACGTGGCATGGTGGCCGTCATGCTGGGCCGCAATTACTTTGGGTACGAGGTAGTGCCCAAGGTAGTAGAAATGACCAAGGCAAACTTGGTAGAATTCCAAAGCAACTGGAAGCCCGATGAATTTGCAAAACACCCCGGCAGTTACGTCATTTACCAAGGTGATGGATGCCAGTTAAAATTAACTCCACCCGGTTACGCTGACCTTGTTTTTACCTGCCCGCCTTACCACCAGCTGGAAAAGTATGAAAGCTGCAAGGGCCAGTTAAGCGATATTAAGGACTATGACATCTTTTTGCATAGCCTGCTGGCAGCGGGTACCAACTGTATGCGGGTACTTAAGCCCGGTGGCTTCTGCGTGTGGGTGGTTGCGGATTGGCGCCTTAATGGCCAGTACCACTGCTTCCATGGAGACCTTATTGAACTGTTTGCCGGGCTAGGCTTTGAACTGTGGGATGTGGTTATTAACCAGCTGCGTACCCCGGCAGTACAGGGTGTGGGTATGGCCGCCCAGCATTACCGCACCATCAAAGCACACGAGTATGTGCTGGTATGGCGCAAGCCCGGTTATACTGATAGGTCAAGGGAGGGCGATATATGCTAACAATACGCATAGGCTTAAGCGGCAAAATGTCCAGCGGTAAGAGCCTTGTTGCCCGGTACCTTGTTGAGCACTATGGCTTTTTAGAGCTGGCCTTTGCCGCCCGGCTAAAGGAAATAGCCACTGAAATGTTTAACATTGATGTGGCTAAAAAGGACGAAGCTGGCCGCAGCTTATTGCAGCAGTTAGCTGACCACATGCGCAAAGTTGACCCCAATGTATGGGTACGTTATGTACTGCGCAAGATACCGCCCACGGGTAACGTGGTTATAAGTGATGTGCGCTTTATGAACGAGTTTGAAACCCTTGACCGTATGGGGTTTGCCATGGTGCGCATGTTAATGGACAGGCCCACGCAAGAAAAGGTTGTTACCAAAACATACCCCGGCCTGCCCCTTATACTACTTGACGACAGAAGTGAAACGGAGCTGGATACCGCCCCGTTTTACTACTATATAAACAACGGCGCTGGGGTGCCTTTAAAAGGGCACACCACACCGTTACCCAGTGTGTACGAACAAGTTGATATGCTCATGGAGCAGTTAGGTGGCCACTATGACAAATAACGGCTTCAAAGTAGCAAGCAAAGAAGAAGTTGATGCACTGGTAAAAACAGCCGGGGAACCTACTGTGGCAGCGGCCATAGGTGAGCACCCTGAACTTGTGGGCGGTGATTTTTTGCGCCCGGAAACTATTAAAGGCAAGCTGGTAAAGCGGCCCCGTGGACGCCCGCCCAAGCATGGGGCGTACAGTAAGTTTGCGCTTAACACCCTGACCGAAGCCAAGGTTGAGGAAATACGCAGCATTATGGATGGGGAGAAGCTGGCCGTGGCCCCAAGCGATAGGCTGTATATAAACACGCTGGGCAGGCTACTTGCGCAAATGGAACTAATCGACAGGTGGCTGGCCCAGTACGGTTACTTTGAAGACGAGGGGCGAGGCCTGCCCCGGCCAATTGTACAGCACTACCTTAACCTTGCCAAGCAGGTGGGCAAAATGCTGGAAGCCATGGGCATGACACCCACCGCCCGGTATAGGCTGGGCCGGGAAGCACTACAGAGTGAGGACATAGCAAGTAAACTGATGAATGCGAGGCAATCATAATGCGCATGATGCTTATTGATGTTGGCTTTGCGTGGGTAATTGGCGGGTGTGTGCTGCTGGGTGGCAGTAGCCTTGTGGCGGATGGTGGCCAGTTTACCGTGGTTGTGGGTGGCACAATTACCATTGCGGCGGGCATATTGCTTGTACTGGGTGCATTGTTAATCAAACGGAGGTAACATATGGCCAGCTTTTATGTAGCAACCAAGTTTGAAAATAAAAATAAGGCGCTTGCCCTGATGCTTAAGCTAGAGGCACTAGGGCACAGCATTGCCCATAAATGGGTATACCAAACAGAAGCATACTGTGAAGATATGGCCCAGCAAGCAGAACTTGATTACCTTGGCGTTATGCGGTGTGACACGTTAGTGGTGCTACTGGACGAACCTTTTGAACCGCACGTTAACACGTATGTTGAACTGGGCATTGCGCTTGGCGCCGGGAAAACAATATACATTATAGGCAGCTATGATAAGCAGTGTATCTTTAGCCACATGCCCGGTATTATGCGCCTTGCTAATACCAAGCAGCTTTTGGCCACGGTACAGCGCTTAGGGAAAGGGGCCAGTAAATGATAACAGCCCAGCAGGCCAAGCAATACATTAAAGACCCCATTAAGTTTGGGGAGGAACGGGTAATACTGCCGGAAACCCTTAAGCCTATTGTGTTTGAGGATTGGCAAAAACGGTATATACTGGCCCCGCTTTTTTATGACCTTGATACGCAGGGCCGCCGCAAGTACAACACCATCATAATTGGTATGCCCAAAAAAAATGGCAAAAGTACATTTGCTGATTTCTTTGGTGTTAATGCAGCATTTTGCTGGGAACCCTTTGGTGAAATAATCATAGCGGCCAACGCCAAAGACCAAGCAAGCATGATTATATATAACAAGATACGTAACACCATACAGCTGGAACCTGACCTGCGCAAAGCCTGTGCACCTATGCACCGGGAAAAGATTGAGGTGCACGCCACAGGCACCACCATACGGTGCGTGGCCCACCAGTATGAAACGGCAGCGGGCCTTAACCCTAACCTTACCCTGTTTGACGAACTATGGGGCTTTAGTGACCGTAAGTTTTATGACGAACTAACCGTAGTGCCCACACGTGATAATCCACTTATTGCCATATTTACCTATGCAGGGTACGAAGAGGAAGGGCTGCTGTGGGACTTGTGGGTTGACGGCAGCGAGGGAGATACCATAGTGGAAACGGGTGACCCTGAAATAATAGTTAAACGGGGCAGGCGTGATAAGAAAATGTTAATGCTGTGGAGCAACAAAAACTTATCAAAGTGGGTAACACCTGAATACCTTGCCGGGCAGCGTGCCCGGTTACCTGCTGAAGTATATGCCCGGTTACATGAAAATAGGTGGGTATCAGCAGGCAGCCAATTTATTACGGAAGCGGATGTTGCCAAGCTGCACGATACCCCGTGGATAATGCAGGTAGCACCCCGCACTGACCGCCTGCTTACATACATTGTGGCCACTGACTTGGGCCTTAGCCATGATAGAGCTTGCCGGGTAGTTGGCCACTATGACCCATGGGTTAAAAAGGTATTTATAGATAATATACGGGTATGGCAGGGTACCCCGGAAGAGCACGTACCTATACAGGAAGTTGAGGATGACCTTGAGTGGTGCGCCAAAACATTTGGCGCCCGTACACTGGTAATTGACCCTTGGCAAATGGAATACGTAATCCAGCGCCTTAGCCCTTATTACCATGTGGTTGCCTTTAACTTCAGCGCCGGAGTAACCCATTTATCACAGGCCCTTATTACAGCCCTGCGCACCGGGGTACTTAAAACTTACGAAGAACCTGACCTTGATAAGGAACTTAAGCAAACGATTATTAGGCAAACGCCGCAGGGGTGGCGCCTTGACCATCCCCGGCGCAAGGTTAATGATGTGGTTATTAGTGTTGGCATGATGGTGCTGGAAGCATTGCGGGGCCAACAGTGGGCGGGTAGTGAGGTGGATACTGAAACTTTTAAAACGCAGCCCATTGCACACGGGTTACGTGGGAGGGAATTTTGATATTGTACGCCCCATGTGCCTTGATTTTGAAGCACACGTTACCGTGTAACGTTTTAGCTTTGGAATCGATGAGAACAGGCTCAAAAAGTTCCGTGCGTAGGATTTTACCTTGGGAGGTACGATTTACTGATGACACGCACTACAATGCAAATTAAGGGGCATCAAAATACTTTAATGGATAACTAACCTTTGCATACTTATGTAAAGCATGAGGGAGGGAATTTTTAAGATGGTAAGTAATAATATTATTAAAAGACTTGGCACAGCGGCCCGTGTTATGCTGGGCAAAACAGTGCCCACCAATGACGAAGTTGGTGCCACGGGAACGCAGATTTTTGCGGGCGTATTAAGTGAAACGGTGGAGTACCTTACAGACTTGCAGGGTACTAAAGGGTACACCGTTTTTGATAAAATGCGCCGCAGTGATGGGCAAGTAAAGGGTGCGTTGCTGGCCTGTGAACTACCCTTCCATAGTGCGCACTGGGATATAGCGCCCGGCACCAACGACGCGCAGGGTAACTATATTGCGGATGCATTGCGTGAAAACCTGTTTGAAAACATGACCATTACATGGGAAGATATATTGCACCACATCATGCTTATGCTACCCTTTGGCGTTATGCCTATGGAAAAGGTATGGGTGCTTGATGGTGGCTACTACATGTGGCGCAAGTGGGCGCCCCGTATGCCCAACACCATAATGGAATGGCACCTTGACCCCACGGGTGGCCTTGAGTTTATACGGCAGCAGTGCTGGAATGATAACAAGTTTGAACCTGTTGATATACCCGTAAGTAAGTTGCTGGTGTTTACCAATGAACGTGAGGGTAGCAACTATATGGGTATTAGCTTGCTGCGTGCAGCGTACAAGCACTGGTGGTATAAAAACACCCTGTATGCCATTGACGGCATGGCCGCCGAACGGCACGGCATGGGCGTGGCCAAGTTTACGTACCCGCCCGGTGCTACACAGGAACAAAAGGACAAAATAGCACAGGTGGGCGAGCGGCTGGTGGCGCACGAGCGGGCGTATGTATCACTACCCAGTGATATACTATTTGAACTGCTGGGTGTACAAGGCCAGCTGCATGATGTTAAGGGCAGTATTGAGCACCATGACCTACAAATTGCCCGCAGCATTTTGGCCCAGTTTATGACGCTGGGCAGCGGCAGCACAGGTAGCTTTGCCCTAAGTGAAGACCAAAGCAGCTTCTTCCTTATGGCCCTTAAAGCCATGGGCAAAAACGTGTGCAACGTTATTAACCGCTATGCCATACGGGAAATGGTGGATTATAACTGGGAAGTTAAGCGGTACCCCAAAATAACCGTGAGTGACCTTGACAGCTATGATGTAACCAAAATGGCAGATGCCCTCACCAAAATGGTTACGGCTGGCATTATACTGCCGGATGAGTATATTGAAAGTGAAGTGCGCCGCAAGATGCACTTACCTGCCCGGCATACACCCCGCCCCGCCGAGATTGCCACGGAAGCAGACACCGAGGAACAGGAAGCGGCCCCGCAGCTTACGGATGGCCACGGGCACAGCCTCAAGCTGTGGGAACCCCGGCGCCAACTGCAAGGGGCAGAGCAGTACGTGGCCTTTGCTGATATTGACAGTATGCTGGCCAGTACGGCTGATAAATTTGTTAGCGCCGTTGCCCCGTACCAGCGGCAGCAAATAGCCAAGATTGTTAACCGGGTAGTTACGGCCATACAAAAAGGCCAGCTGGAAACTATACCCACCATTGATGTACCTTACCATAAGGAAATAGCCGGGGAAATTGAGCAGGTACTTACAGGCATTTATGATTATGGCAAGGAACAGGTAAAACAGGAATATACCAAGCAAACCGGGGTTAAGGCTGTAGATACCGCAGTACCCAAACCAGCGCCCAAGATTCTTATTAAGGCCCGTGCCAATGCCATGGCAAGTGTACTGGCCAATAAGCTACGGGCAGCTTTAGCGTGGGAGGCCTTGCGGCAGGCCCGTGGCGGTAACGTGGATGCCAACGCCCTTACGGCGGCGCTTGCTAACTTGTCGGATAACGAACTGCGCAACACTGCCTTGTTTAGTGCCACGGAAGCCTTTAACCTTGGCAGGCAGGACGAAGCCACAGAACTGCAAGATAAAATTGTAAACATTACCAGCAGCAGCCTGCTGGATGATAACACGTGTAACTATTGCCGGGAACAGGACGGTAAAAGCTGGCAGCCGGACGAGGTTAACTGGGATGACCAGCCACCGTACAAGGACTGTGAAGGCCGGGATAGGTGCCGTTGCGTATGGGTGTATACCTTTGCCAGTGAAACGCCCAGCGTAAAGTAAAATTGCGTAATGCAATGAAAGGTGGTATAATAATGGCGCAAAACGGAACGGGAAAGGCACAAATGGAATTTACGGATTTAGCCACAGCCTATGCAAAGCACACGCAGCTGCATTTAGAATATGCAGCACCGCAGCTGGGTGAGCGGCGCCGGGCCAGCCTGCAAGGTGAGCACAAAGCCTTAGTGGAACATCTTGCTGTACTGGGCGGGGTACACATCGGCAAGGGTGACTTGCTGGATGAAACACTGCCCGCTGATACTAAGGCCGTACTGGTTGCCCGGTACGTATCCCCGCTTAACATTGCCCTTAGTGAAGAAACAGGGCCGGGAACAGCGGCAACAACCCACACACAGGTATTACGTACCGGGGTATTTTATCACCCTGTGTACGGCAAATTTACCATTACCTTAACTGACCTTGCCACCATGGTAAATAACTTCAAGTTAAACAGGCCCAAGGCACCCACGGAAATGGTGGTGGATTATGAGCACATGAGCGCACCGGGTACCCCGGCACAGGTAGCCCCGGCAGCCGGGTGGGTTAAAACCGTGGTGCAGGAAGGTAACGCCCTGTTTTGTGATGTAGAGTGGACAGGGGCGGCGGCTGACCAGATACGTAAAAAAGAGTACCGCTTTATCAGCCCCGAGTTCACCCTTAATTACAGGGATAAGGAAACCAACAAAGCCATAGGCCCCACCCTGCTGGCCGTGGCCCTTACCAACAGGCCCTTTGTGGAAGGTATGCAGCCCGTGGCACTTAGGGAGCAAGCCACCGGGGCCTTTACGCTCGCATTAAGTGAGCAAGCAGCCAAGCAAGTAACCCAGCATATCAAGGCAGAAGAAACATTGGTGGCGGGTACCAGTGACGACACCACCATGCTGCTGGCAGACTGGGATACTAACTATATGAACAACCTGCCGGATAGTGCTTTTGCGTACATTAAACCGGGCGGGGAAAAAGACGCTGATGGCAACACCGTGCCACGTTCCTTAAGGTTCTTACCGTATAAGAACCGGGCAGGGGAAATAGACCTGCCCCACTTAAGGAATGCACTGGCACGCCTGCCTCAAACGGATTTAACCGCCGAGGAAAAGGCCAAAGCACAGGGCGTGTTGGATAAAGCGGCAAAGGCCGCCGGGGTAGGGGCACCCGCAGAAGAAGCCACCAAAAAAACTAAGGAGGCAACCTTGGACGAAAAAGAGTTGCGCAGGATTTTAAAGCTGGATGAAAAGGCCAGTATACCTGAAGCGCTTGCTGCACTGGTTGCCCGTGCAGAAGCTGGCACCGAAGCTGAAAAGCAGCTTAACGAGCGCAAAGCCAAAGACCTTAACGATGAGGCAATCAAGCTGGTAGACGCTGCCATTACCAACAAAAAGCTGCTCCCCAAGCAGAAGGACAGCGCCGTTGCCATGTGCCTTAAAGATAAGGCAGGGTTTGCAGCGTTTGTAGAGGCGGCCCCGGTAATCGGCCCCGATACAAAAGAAGCGGGCAGCGCAAACAACAACACGGCGGCCACCATTACGGCCACAGAAAAGAAAGTAGCCGCACAGGTGGGCGTAACAGATGAAATGCTGCTTAAAGTAAAAGCAGCGGATGCAGCCAAGCCGGGCGCCGCCACCGTCTAAGTGGCAAAAAATCTGTAAATGAGGAGCATGTTTAAACATGAAAAAGTTTAATAAATGGGCAATGCGCATGGCCACCTTAATGGTGCTGTGCCTTTGCATTGTGATGGGCCTACCCATGGCCCTGTCTGCTGATGCACAGGTATCCCGCAAGGATGCCGGGCTTCAGTCCTTCCCGGTGGAAGCCACCACCCAAATATACAAGGGCGCCATGGTTTGCACCAATGCAGCCGGGTACCTTGTTGCCGGGGCGGATACGGCGGGTTACAAGTTTGAGGGCATTGCCTATGAAAACGTACTGGGCACTACACAGGGCGCTAAGACCTGCCGTGTATGGACTTTGGGCAGGTACCTGTTAACTGCTACCAGTATCACACAGGCAATGGTGGGCCGCCAAATGTACCTTGTAGATGACGCTACATTTGACGACGTAACCGTTACCAACTTCATCAACATCGGTAAACTGGCAGAATACGTAAGCACCACTTCCGGCTGGATTGATATTGGCCAGCGTGAAAACCTCATAAGCCAAAAGTCAATCACCTTAAACGGTGTACGGTACAATACCATTACACTGGCCATGGCAGCGGCTGCGGCCAATGATGTAATTGTCCTCGGCCCCGGTACATATACCGAAGACGTTACATGGTCAAATGCCAACAACGTTACATTGCAGGCGCTGTTACCCGGTACGGTAACCATTGAAGCGGTTACCGCTTTTGCGGTATCCGTTAACCCTGCCGCCTCTTCCAGCACATGGACATTTACCATCCGGGATGTAAACCTTTCCCACGGCACCGGGCTGGTGGGCCTGTTAATCAACAACACCAACGTAACCAAACGTATTAACGCAATGCTTGAAAACGTAAGCATTGAATCAGAAACGGCCACGGATGCGGCTATTGACGTTAACCGTGGTGGTTCCGCCTCTGATGCCATCCGCCTGTACGCCACCGGGCACGGCCATACCATTGAAGGCTTGGTGGACTACATTACCGAATCCACCGATGACCGGGTACGCTTTTGGGGTTACCGCCTCGTTGGCGGCATTACCATTACTGGTGCCATAGTAATGGAAGTAACCTTCGTAAACTGCGGCATCAAGACCAGCGGTGAAACCTATGGCACGGGCAACGTCTCTAACCACTTTGGCTGCTACAACGAGACGGATGCTAACCCGAACGTCCACACCGTAGTTGCGGACGACGACGAAACCAGCCACTAACGTCAAGCAAGGTAAATAAATAGCAAGGAGGTCATAGAATGACCGTTGTAACTACTGATTTTTTGGCAGCATTGCTGACCAACTTCCGGGCCATTTTCAAGCAGAGCTTGGACGAAGCCTTTGCCGAGCCTAACCTGTTTGACGTACTGGCCACACGCTTTAACAGCGTGAGCGACAAGGAAACATACGCATGGCTGGGTGCTAACCCCACCATGTCGGAATGGAAAGACACCCGTATCTACAAATCTTACAAGGCGTTTGATTACACGCTCACCAACAAACACTATGAAGGCACCATTGCCGTTAACCGTGATACCATGGAAGACGACAAGCTCGGCCTTATAGCACCCCGTGTACAGGGCCTTGCCCGCCGTGCCCTCCGCCACTTTAACGAGATGGTGGTCTCCCAGTTAGACGACGGTGAAACTAACCTGTGCTTTGACGGCGCTGCCTTCCTCGGTACCACCCGCACCATCGGCAGCTCCGGCACGATCGCCAACGTACTTTCCGGCAACTACAGTGACAGCGCCACTGAAATCCTCGCCGGTATTGCCGCAGGCTATGCGGCCATGGCCGGGTTTAAGGATGACGCCGGAGTACCCATGGGGCTGGTACCTGACCTTATCCTGTGCAGCCCCACCATGAAAATACCCATCCTTAACGCCCTGCTGCCCGGTGTAGCCGGAACAGTGCGCCCGGAAGCAAGCCTTATACCTGCTGACCGTGTATTTGCTTCCCCGTGGGTAAATGCCGACAGCGATGATTACTTCATGCTTTGCACGAAGGCGGAAGTAAAGCCCTTAATCTTCCAGCTGCGCAAGAACCCGGAGTTTGTGGGTATTACCAACCCGGATGCGGAACACGTGTTTAAATACAACGAGTTCCTTTACGGTGTTGATGACCGCTTTGCGGTGGGCTTTGGTGACCCCCGTACCGCCGTACTGCTGCACAACACGTAAACCCTTGATACCCAGGAACGCTTAAACCGTACAATTGACAGGGCGGGTATACGGTGCCCGCCCTGCCCCTGTAATGCTTAAGCGAAGGAGGCATACCATGGAAGACGAAGAGCAAAAGGCTAAGGCAGCTGAAGAAGCCAAGGCAGCGCAGGAAGCAGCGGATGTAGAAGCAGCCCGTATTGCCAAAGCAGCTGAAGAGGCAGCGGCTGATGCAGCCAAACAGGTTACGGTTACCGTAACGCTGGAAACATCCTTTACTATGGCAAAAGGGGATGTTAAAGCCCTTAAGGCCGCCACCCCGGACAACAAGCTGGCAACAGCCCGCCTGTACGGGGCCAAGGTACGAACTACCGTAAAGGTTAGTTAAGGGGCCTAGAATCGCATCGTAGTGCTTGAAAAGCAGGTTTAAAAGCAGAAGGCAGGTGTAAGGTATGGCATATTGTACAATAACAAACGTCCGGGCGCTTAACCCAAAGCGTACCTATGATGCAAGCAGCACGCCCACTGAAACACAGGTGGGTACGTTTATAAACCAAATATCAGATGAAATTGATGTTGTGCTGGAGGGGCGTGGGTTTACGGTGCCAGTTACCACGCCTGCCAAGCTGCTTGCCTACTTACTCCACGTCAACGCACTGGGCGCTGCCGCACTGGCAGAGCAGGCAATGTTTCCAGAGACCACAAGGCCGGGCACAAGTGCCAGCGGCGCTAACCTGTGGAAGCAGTACCAAGACGCATTGGCCTATTTACGCACCGGGGAACTGCCCCGTGGCAGCGGTGGCAGTGGCGGTGCCATTGATTTACCGTTTAGCTTTGCGGAAAAGAACCAAGCAACAGAAACGGAACCAACGGAAACCTATGATTGGCAAAAGCCCAAGTTTGGCAAGAACAAGGAGTTTTAAACATGATTGCACGCAGGGTAGTTGCCAAGGTAACGAACCAAAATATCTATAACACCGAGCAGGGTGTATATGAGGCCAGCGCCGCCCTTACTGATAAAGGGGAGCTGGTTGTTAATTTTAAACCCCGCACTGATGCACCGCTTAAGGAAGAGGTGCCGTACATCACGGTGCATTACACCCAGCAGGAAACCAACATGATACGTACTGCTGTAAACGGAGGGCCGGGGCCATGCCGCTAGTACTGCGTATAAGCATAATGGGCGAGGAAATTGTGGCCCGTGCCCTTAGCCGCTTTGGTGAGGGCATTACGGACTTCCGCCCAGCATGGAACGATATACTGCTTGACTTTTTACAAATAGAGGAAGAGCAGTTTAATAGCCAAGGTGCCCGTGGCGGTACCCCGTGGCCTGCCCTAAGCCCTGCTTATGCAGCGTGGAAGGAAAAGAACTTCCCCGGTATGCCCCTGCTACAGTTAACCCAACGTATGTTTGGCCAGTTTGCAGCAGGGGCCGGGTTGTCTATTGATATAGCCCCGCTGTATATGCGCTTAACGCCAACAATAGATTACCCGGTATACCACCAGCAAGGTACCTCACACATGCCCGCCCGCAGGGTTATACAGCTAATAGAAACTGATAAAATGCGGTGGATGAAAATGCTGCATAACTATGTATATGATAAAGCAAAGGAGGCCCACTTATTATGACATTAACGCTGTTGGAAGGGGCCGTTGACGCACTGCACACGTACCTTGCTGCTGCCATGGCGGCCAAGGTAATAAGCCTTAATACCCGGTACAGCGATACGCTGCCCAACATAAAAACATGGTACAAGGGTAACACGCCAATATCAAGCCCGGAGTTTCCCAGTGTTGCCCTTGTTGGTACCGGGTGGACACCCAAGCGGCAAATGGCCGCAGCACTGCATGTAGAAAATGAGATTAGCCTGATTGTGTTTTACGGGCACAATGACCTTGAAGTAAGGTTTGACCGCCTGTGCAGATATGCAATAGGGCTAATAGAACTATGCGCCGCAGGGGAAGCCACACTAGGCTACACGGTGCACTTCCGGGGTAGGGTGGCAGTAACGGATGTACTGGAAGCACAGCCCTATTTACAGGGCATAACAATACCCGTAATACTTGACAAGGCAGAAAACTTTTAAGGAGGCGCAACATGGTTGCTGACCAGAATGTTTATTTTGACGCAAAGGTAAGTATCTTTAAAATCAATGACGGCTCCCAGCTGCGGGATATTAGCCCGTATGTGCTGGAACTGAAGGGCCTGCCCGGCCAGTTTACTGTAAACGATATAACCACATGGGGCAGCCTTGGTGAGCGCCCCGGCCCCGGTATCTTTGTGGCGCACTTTACCATGGAACTGCTGTTTAACATGATTACCAGCGTGGGCGTGTGGACAGCATTAAACACCATGTTTAGTGCCCAAGCCCTGCGGGCCTTTGAATATTACCCGGCAGGTACCACCGTGGGCAACGCCAAGATAAGTGGCAGCGCTTATATGCCTGTATTTGAAATAACAGGCCGGGTACGTAACGAAGTAAACGTACACGCAGAGTTCCACGTAGATAACGCACCCACCTTGGGCACTGCATAGTTGATTAACGTTTAAGGAGGAACCAATGGAACTGGAACTTGTAACCATTAACTTACCGGGCGGGGCTGAGGCCCACGTGTTTAAAGATGTGCTGCGCAAAACTGCCCGGCTACATGAAGCTGAATTGCAGAAGTATATGACACCCATAGACCCTGATAGCCACCGGGTGCTGCAATCGGAACTAAAGGCCAAGCCCCTTGCGGGTGCTGTGGACTACCAAATTGACTTTATTGCTGTTGACGCCAACAAGCATAAAATCAATGAAATATTTATCCTTAACCAAGTACACGATTGGAGCTTTGGCCCTGTGGACTATGCCACCCTTGAAGCCATGGTAAGCAGGGAACAGTACACCAAACTGGTGGAGGAGATTGATAGGCTATATGGGCCGAGCCCTTTACCGGGGAAGCACTAGGTGATTTTTGCGAGGCGCTTTATGTGGCCATGCTGCGGCATAAGCCACTGCCCACCACGGCCACTGAAGCGCACTACTTTGTGGAAATGGGCACAACCCCTAGTGCCACGGAACTTGATAATATGCCACAGCTACTGGTTGATAAAATACTGATTTATAAAGCAGTTAAGCGGGTGGTAGAAAACGGAGGTACATTACCGCTATGACGATGAGCAATAATAACATTGACGTGTATTTAAGTATGCACGAAGATGTAACCAAACAAATGCCGGGTGTTACCAGCGCCTTTATTGAAAACAAGAGCGCCATCCGGGAACTGGCCCAAGGCACCAGCTACCTTGGCAGCGCCATGCTGGGTATGAGCGTGGCCATGAAAAGCTCAAACAACGCAGCCCTGCAAGGCATAGCAAATATGCTGGGCCTTGTGGGTGGTGTTATGACCGCAGTGGGTTCCGCAACCCACTTTATCAATGCTATGACCCGTATGACCAGCGCCCTGCAAAAGTTTAACATTATGCAGGCCATTGCCGCTGCCCTGTCCGGCCCCGGTGGCTGGATTAAGTTGGCAGCAGGAGTGGCTATTGCTGGTGCCGCAACATATGGCATAACCAAATTGGCCAGCAGCAGCGGCGGGGCGGGCATCAAGCAGGGTACAACAATTGTTAACCAATACGTGGCTGGCAGTATTGTGAGCCAGCGGGAAGCTACTGATGATATACATGCCGGGCTGCTTACTAAAGGTGCACGCAGCTATGGCACGGGGATAAAGTAAAATGCCTACAGGAACAATCGGAAGCGTTATAGAATCTAGGCAGTATGCAACGCCATCAGGTAGTTATGCGTTTGAAAGTTACAGGGCAGCTGACCCAAATTGCGTGCAGCATATATCAGGTAACATATATGCGCTATTTTCAAAACAAGCTCCCTTTGTTACCACCTTTTCCTGTACCGCAGCAGGTGACCTTTCCAATGCGTACCTTGCACAATTAGACTTAGTGGCGGCAGCCGCTGTTAGTTACTCACCCACATACTTTCATGTATCGGGTAATGTGTACGGCTGCGTGTACTCTACATCAGCATCCGGCAGTCGTTATTGCAGGGTGGTAACGTTTAGTATAAGCAACGACGGCCTTACTATTGCAACAATTGCAGATACAGTCATCAGTTCCGAGGGTTATACTAACTGTATGCAATATGGCCTTGGAACCTTTTTACTTAGTGGCACCCAGTACGTTAGTGTTGGGCAGGCCCTTAGCGTTACGGGCGGTGGTACAGCTACCCTGCGCTTTAAGTTTTTTACTGTAAGCACCACCGGCGCCTCCATTGCGCTGGTTGCTACAACAGATTACACCTCCCTTGCACATACCAGCTGGGGCGGGGCGTTTAAGAAAATTGCCACAGATTATTACATGCTTACATATGTGTACCACAGTGGATATGATTTAGCCCTAACGTTCCGGGTAGTTGCCGGAGGTACAGCCACTTTGGTGGACGGGCCATTAACACTAGGATACATGGGGCAGCCTACAGCATCCTTAAGCATTAACATGTGTAAAATTTCACCCACCGTATGGGCTGCGTGCTTCGAAGATAATACATCAGGTTTAGTTAGAAAATTGGTAACCTTTGAGTGTGATGCTGTTGGCAACTTAGGCTCTATAATAGATACAGATACCGCTGTTGTTACGGCCAACGGCAACCGTATGATACAGATGGACTATTTAGTATCAACCTTTATTTTGCTGACACACGTAGATGGAAGCGGTGGTAAGGTACAAACAATCGCCGTAAGCACGGATGGAACCATTGGCGCACAAATAAGTGCATCAGGCGTAGCAACATATCCATGGTACACATACTATATGGGTGTGGGTGATTCATACCTGTGCTTTTCTATGGCTGCGTCATTTTATGCCAACAGTTTAACTGTTGTGCTTCCCGACCCAGTAATTGAAACACTGGGTGTTAGTGAACTAAAGTATAATCAAGCCACCCTGTGGGCCAATATAACAGAAGTAGGTGCTGCCGAAGAATATGGGTTTGATTGGTCAATAGGGGCGGGTAACTTTGAGAATGAATTATTAAGTTCTGACCCAATTATACCGGGACTTTTTAATATACTTCTTACGGGCCTTTCATATAATACCGCATATAAATACCGAGCCAAGATTGGCCTTGGTGGCGTATGGAGCTATGGGGCTACTGGGTACTTTACCACGGTTTTCCCAGTACCTGAAGTTGAAACTGATTTACCTGCCGCTGCTACCAGCACATATATTGATGCAGTGGGGCATGTAATGGACGACGGTGGGGTTGCCCCTATTGACAAATATGGATTTGTGTATGGCTGCACCAGCGTTGAAGAAATGTTAGGCCGCTTTAACAATGAACTTAGTAAAGCGTACAGCCCGGATGACGCCAAAGAAGATGGGTTTGATGCTAACGAACAAGTAACGGGCACCCTTGCCTATACGGTTACCGGGGCAACAGCGGCCAGTGGCCAAAAGAATGTAACACTGGGTAACCCTACAGGGTTTGTGGCAGGTATGAAAATTGTGCTGGCAAATAGTACAGTTGAAGAAGTGCTTGAAATAGATACTATTGTTGGCAGCGTTGCCACCATGCTTACAAACCTTGTTAACACATATGCAGCAGGTGCCAGTGTAGGGCAGCAAGTAACAATACGCCTGCGGAACCTTGAATATGGGAAGCGGTATTATATACGTTTTTGGGCACATAACCAGTATGGATATGCTTGGGGCGGTGAAATGTGTGCCTTAACTAGCGATACTGTTAACGTGTTGATACCCACGGCCACGGCTTCAAAAGGTATACGGTTCTGTGTACCCGGCAAGGTTAACTTTCCACCCACAGGCATGTGGTATGATACACGCCACCACCTGCTTGTAAAAAGCCCTGATAGTTACTTTGTGAATGAGGGCGCCTTTGGCTGGGTGATTGGGAAGTATGTATGTGAGCGTCAATACTGGGCAGAGGCAACAAATATTGATTTATATACTATGTCGGATGCTGTTAAGCGTACAGGCACGATTATAAAGGTAAAGTATAAGGCACGCATTGGTAATAACGCATATGGCATCGGCCAGTACCATAAGCGTGTGGTTAACAATGGCAGTACATCCTTGACAGGCAGCTATGTAAGCTCTAGTGCCGTGTTGGGGTGGTTCTGTGAAATATGGTATGATAACCCGTGGACAAGTGCCCCGTGGACAGTTGAAGAAACTGATGCCCTGCAAATGGGTATATCAATACGCAGCGGTACCGGGTGGGAAATACCCCTTTGTGATTGTATAGAGGGCCGTGTAATATGGGCCAATGCCGCAGTATCAATGAAGTGGCCCAAGGTTACCAGCGCCACGGGCATAAAGCTACATGCGCTGGTTACCGAGGACGAATGTGAAGAATGCACCGTGGTATTTGAGTGGGGCCTTACCACCGGGTATGGCAATACCACCACCCCGGCGCAGGCCGCTGTTAAAGGGCAGCATGTGTATGCGGATATTACCGTTACACCCGGCCTGACGTACCATGCAAGGGCAGCCATAACAACTGCCTGCGGTGAAACCTTTTACAGTGCTGATTGGGAGTTTAACGGCCCGGTACTGGAACTTGCCTTTGGCCAATCGATATTTACCACCACACCCACGTGGACAGATGTTAGCACTGACCTGCTTGACCTATATGTTAAGCGGGGCCGCAACCATGACCTTGATAGGTGCGAAGCAGGCACTGCCGTGTTTATACTTAAGAACACACATGGCAACTGGTGGCGTAATAATACTGCCGGGGCCTACTACCCTAGCGTAAAGCCTTTAACCTTGATACGGCTGCGCTGGGATTTTGAGGGTATGTACCCGGTATACTATGGCGTAACTGAAGCCTTTACACCGGGGTGGCTGGAGGAGCGGGGTGGTTTAACGGCGGTAATGAATATAGGTGCTGTTGACTTTTTAAAGTCCTTTGCCAAGTACCGCATTGTTGACGCTAACCCTGCCCTCACCGAGGATGCTACCACAGGCCAAAGCCACGCCCATGTGGATAACACATATGGCTTGGTGGAAGGCCAAACTATAACACTTTATGATACGGCAGGTACCGAAGACCTGATTATACAGCAGGTGGTGCCCGCCCTTAACACCGTAATTTTTACCACCACCGTTGTGGGCAACTACCATACAGGTGCCACCGCCAAGTTAAAGAAGTGGCCAGCTGTTATGAGTGGGGTGCGGCTGCACGATATTATACTGGAATGCGGCTTCCCCTTAGCCCTGTGTACACTTGATACAGGTACCGTTAAAGTTATTGCCATAAGCCCGGCGGCCAGTGGTGCCAATGCACTGGACGAAATGAACAAGGTAGTGGAAGCAGAAGATGGTAACCTGTTTGTAAGTGTAACCGGGTACCTTATCTTCCATGATGCGCTGGCCCGTACTGAAACACCACTCGTTACAAGCCAAGGTACGTTCCTTGATACCGGGGCTGCTAACCAGTTTGCCTTACCTGAATTTGCAGATGACGAAGAGTATACATACAACCAAGCTTCAATTGCCGGGGATGGCATTACTGAGCAGCTTATGATTGATAGTGTGGCGCAAGCAGAACAAGGGCCACGGGCAATACAGCGTACAAGCAGCTATATATTTAACGAATATGATGCCATACGCCAAGCCCTTATACTGGTGCTGCGTTATAAGGAAAGTAACCTGCGCTGCAAGGCACTTAACATACCGCCCGATGCCAGTCCTGAAGACCTATACCCGCTGGTACTGGGCCTTGACCTTGGTAACCGTATAACCTTGCAGGTAAACAATACTAACAACCCTGCCATGCTTAATGAAAAGTACCACATAGAGGGCGTTACCCATAAGTGGAACCCACGCAAAGGATGGCGTACTGCTTGGCAGTTATGGGGCGCTAACAGGTACCGGGGCTTTTTAACATACAAGGATGGCTTTGTTGAAAAACTTAGTGATGTAAGCTATACAGACTGCCACAATGCCGCTGCTGGCAGTAACGTATTTAACAATGACGCCTTGGGCCTGCAAGTGGGCCAGTGGGCAATATGGGCGGGTGGCATATTTACCAGCCAACGTATACAGCGTGGCGTGGTAGAGTTTGATACCAGTACCATACTTACAAGTGATACCGTGGCCGAAGGCTTTATACTTGTAAAGTTAGCTGACTTTTCCAACACCGTTGCATGGAAAATTGATATACTGGGTGCCAACGGGGCATACTGCCCACTAGCACTTTCCGATTACTCAATACTACACGATGCCACTGACCTTGCTGCCGATGAACTAGATGTGGTAGCCCCGCCCGGCTGGCATGTGTTTAGTCTTAATGCCTTGGGCCTTGCCCAAATTACCAAGGAGGGCATTACCCATTTTGCTGTACGCAGTAACCGGGATGTGGCCGCCACTGACCCCGGCGCCCTTTCCTCGGAGTGGGCTACCTTGGCAGGTAAAGGGTATCTTGCAGCTAAGTACCAAATGCAACTCATATTAAGATTAGGTTAAGGAGGAAACACTATGGCACTATCAGGCCCAGTACTACCCAGCCCCGCCACCACCGCCGCCCCGGCCACTACGGTAAGCATGCAAGCCCTCACAGAGGAGGTGCAGCATTTACGCAAGCACCTTGCCGCACTGGACGAGGGGCATGTTACCACGGAAAACATTACCAAGGATGACGAAATAATTAACACGGAGCTTTTACCTTGATACTAGATAAAGAAGCAATAAGGTACTTGGGGCTAGAAAGCGGTGACATATTTGCAGTTAAAGGCAGCGGCCCTGTTAGCTGGTTGCTGCGTAACTGTGTTGAACCACCCAGTGACCGCTTCCACTTTGGCCTTATATGGATGCCCACAGAAGCCTTTGGTGACCGGGTAATATTGGAATCACAGGGGCAGGGTGGGTGGGTAGAAACCATTATGAATTTATTTTTACACCTTGTGCTGCGTAAGTCAAAGGTAGGCACCGCCGTATCAGTTGGCCGCCTGTCCTTTTACCATGGCGAAGATGTAGAGTTTTACCGCCCGGTGGGTATGCTTAAGAAGTGGCGCCGCCAAGCGCCCGCCGCCCTGTCCAGTTATGGCCGGGATAGCTACGGTTACGAGTACATAAGCAAACTGGTGCTTAAAGGCTTGTGCAAGTGGCTGGCCGTGGCCATTAAGGAAAGGCGCTTTAGGCGCTTGCGGGTGGAAGAGATACCCGTAGAAGAGCAGGGCAGGGCTTTAATATGCACCGTGGCGCCGGACATAGCATACCAGTTAATAAGCTCTGACCTAGTACCGCCTGATGTTGCCAACACCCCTAACGTATATGCCAAGTTGATACAGGATGGGGTGCTTGCCAAGGTGGGTGAGCAAGAAGCACTGCGGCCTATAAGCAGGCCCGTGGACATTACTAAAGCGTTTGATAAGGGGGAATGGTAATATGCCGTACATACCGCAGGAACAACGAGACATTATTGACCCGGCTATAGGGCCGCTGGTGGAAGCAATTAAAAAGGCCACCGTATACACGGGCACCGCCTTTAAAGATGTACCACCTGATGGCGCCCTTAACTACACAATAACCCGGCTATTGCAAGGGTTACTGGTACCCAGTACACCAAGTTACCTGCTGCTGGAGCGGGCCACCGGGCTGCTTGAATGCTGCAAGCTGGAGTTTTACAGGCGCACCGCAGCACCATATGAAAATAAAAAGGCCAAGGAAAATGGCGATGTATTTGAATGGCAAGAGGGAGGGCAACTTAAATGAACGCCCACACCTTTACGCTAACTGACCGGGAACTGGATATACTAAAGCGCAAAGCCACAGGGTTAAGCAGTATTGAAATTGGTGAGGTGCTTTTTATTGATTGTAAAACAGTAGAGCACCACTGGAACAAGGTATTACAAAAGCTGGATTGCCGGGGCCGCAGCATAGGGGCTATTTACAAAGCATACCAGCTGGGCCTTATAGCCCCGCCCACACCCACCGGGGAACAACTGGCCGCTGCCATAAAGCGTATGCGTACCATGTGCGATGAACTTGATACCACTGTTAAAATACTGGAGGGTAATAATGAACGTGCACCGCAACCCGCCGCCCACTTATCCACCGCCCGTTAACAGGCCGCCAACGGCATACGTATCGCCGCCCCGCCCGGCCCCGTGGCCCAGTAAGTGCCACCAGTGCCTTACACAAAATCAGTTGTTTGCGCAATGCCCCTTGGGCCTAGTAATATGTGCCTACGATAAGGAGTAATGTGGTAATTGAAAACCGCACCCACCGGGATTATGTCGAATATGTTTACCCCATAGCGGAACACAAAAAGTTTTTAAAGGAACGTAAGGTGGCGGAGGCAACACATGGTGCCCGTGTCATGGCCTACAACGGGCAACAGGACACTGAAAGCTGGTTACGCCTGTACCATTACCTTTGTGAAGTGCCGGGGTACAAGCAGCCTACCTTAGAAGAGCGTAACACACCTTGTAAGTGTTGCCATCCAAAAGGGTTACATATAGGCGCTTGCACCGCACCCGGCTGCCCTTGTACTAAGTTTGAAGAAGAAAACTGGGAGTAATATGACACGTTACGTAATGCTGCGCAAATATCAGCGGGATGTGGAACGGGAAACCCAGCGGGCACGTAACCTATTTACGCCACCCGGTGCCCACATAGAACGTGATAAGTTTTGTAAGGCCATATGGGTTAGCTGCATTGGTGAAGAGTTGGGCAAGCTACAGCGGGCCGTAAACAAGTTAACCCTTGCCAAGGACGAAGCCATAAGGGAACAGTGGCTCGATACAGCCTATGAAAAAATAGTAACCACCAGCAGCCTGTTAAGACGCTTTGCTGAAAACCTTGAGCAGCTGCCGGACAAGTAAGGAGACTTTATGCTTTACCATATATTTACACCACACCCTGTTGACGTTACCACCTGCCTGCACTGCGGTATGATAAAAGACAGCCGTAACCATATACCCGAACCGCCTCCATTTGAAAGCATTAAGCAGCAAGCCATGGCGGTACTTAATGGCAAACGGGATTATATGAGCCACCAAGAAGCAGCACAGCACGTGCTGGCCATGGTGGCCGAAGTAGAGGAGATATTAAGCAAATGAACAATGCAGAAATGTTAGCATGGATTGGTAACGAGGGTTTAAATAACAGTGGTGTGCAACTTGAATACCCCACTGTGTGCGGGCAGGTAAAAGCGGACACCGGGCGTGGCCGCTGTAAAGGGCACGGGCACATGAACCTTGCGGTGGCACCTGAAACAGCACAGCAGGTAATGGACGGCATTATACGGAATAAGCGCCCTGTAATGATACTAATTACACTTACACCTGAAGTTGCTGAAAAACTACGTGAGGCTAAAAAGCAATGAGCTATTACGGCTGTACCATTGAAGATGAATTTACCGGGGAAGCAATACAGGAGCGCCCCGGTACCTGCCCGGCCACTGGTTGCTGGTACTACACGCCAAAAGATGGTACCACTGAAACACTTGGTAAGGTAATGCCCAAGCAATGCTGCATGTGCAAGTGCTTTGGTGAGTTGCCGGGTAACCCGCCACCCCGACCACCAAAGGAGCAATTATGATATACATGCCAAAAGTAACGTACCTTTCAGAGGGCCTTAAGGAAACTGTGCGTATACCAGAAGGGGCCATTGCTGTTACCGTTGACTATATATGCAACATAGGCCAGTATAAAGTTATGTGGCTAGAGCCTGTACAGCAGGAATGACGAACGGGCACATAACCCGGAGGTTATTGGCCCGACCAATTGGAGGTTTAAAGCTATGAGTAAAACCAACTACAGGGTGAACAGGGTAACCAAAGAATACATTGTACTGGAAGACTTAGGCCCGTGGAACAGGTATATGACCATTACCAACGCAGCGGAGGATGTGGTGGCGGAAATGCTGGCCCGGCTAAACGGCAGGCGCCTGTACTATTATGATAGTGAAGGAGAACTAACACAACTGTTAATAACGAATGGCAAATTTACCGGGTTTGCCCCGGTACTAAAAGGGCTTGATTAACATGAAGGCAATAACAGGCATATTATGGAACTGGTACGATGACCACGCCTTTAAGTGGGTGGAGCGGTTAGACAAGCGCTGCCGCTATAAGTGGCAAGAGCTGCTGGTTGACCTTGTATTTATAATCGCCTTTATTGTAACGGGTATTGCCTTGGCACTGGCCAGCCTGTTTACAGGGTGTGTTGACTTTGTACGATGGTGCAGGCGCCCGTTACCACGGGGCTGCTGCGTACACGTGGTACCCAGCCCTAGTATTGAAGTTGAACCGCCCACGTGCGAGGTAGGGCATGGATGGTGCTGTGACTGCCTAACAGGCAAAGGTACCGGGTGCCCTGACTACTATGGACAGTAAGCAGCCCCGCCGCTGGTTAGCCCGGCCAAAGTGGTGCCCGGACAAGCACTGCCGCCCCATGGGCAAAGTGCGCATGTATGGCGATGTTGATAAGTGTGGCACCTGCATGGGCCAATTAAAGCAGGCCACTGACCACGTGTTTACCGGGGTAAATGATTTATGCCTTTGTTACAAAGATGCCACGCAAAAGGCCCAGCGGTGGCACCTTAATTACAATGATATTTTGGCGGCACTTTTAATGGTTACCATGGTATTAGAGGCCCGCCAACAAACCCTGCCCGCATGGTTGCTCTACCGCTTAAGCCACATCAAACAGCCCCAAAAACTGCCATAAAAACTGCCGCTTGCGGCCCGCAACAGGCGGCAGGTACCATCAATTTACTTTACGTAATGTTACCAAGGTCTGCTATCCCTTAAAATCTTTTAATGGCCCTAGAATCGCATCGTAGTGCGTCTCATCAACAAATTATACCTCCCAAGGTAAGAACATACACGTGAAACTTTTGATGGCCTTTCTCATCGATTCCAAAGCTAAATCCTTACACGGTAACGGGTGCTTCAAAATCAACACGCTTGGGGCGCACAATATCCCTGAACGCTGTTATCAACACCCTGCACGGCGCTGGCCGCTGGCCAAAAACTGCCGCAACTTTTTACACCAACATGCCGCTGCTGCCGGGGCCGGGCGGCGGCGCCGGGCGCCATAAACTGTGCCGGGGAACAAGGTGTTTACTGGCCTGATTTATTTGCCTGCCCTATAATAGGTAAGGTTATTGATTGTAAAATATTTTCATCAAAGGACTTGATTTTTGTCGTGGGAGTGCTATCATGTATGGTAGAGGTATAAATTATTGGATGATTAAAAACACTAACCATAGCCTAACAGGCCCGCCCCGGCACCGGGGTGAGTAACAAAACACCTAAGCCCGCCTATGGCCGCTTGGTTACCAGACATAGGTTTAAGGGAGCCCAAACAATATAAGGGTAGTTTGGGGAGCAGGGCAAGAGCCTACCATATACAAGGTAGGCCGCTCAACCTGATTAAACACACAAGGAGGTATTGCAATGATTACAGTAACATACACCTGTACCAAACAGCCCGATACCAACTGCCCACTAATACAGCTTAATGATGATGGTACCACTTACCGCTGCACCGGGTGCTCTAACCACCAACTTAACCTTAGCCAAAGCACCCCGGCTGATACCCATTACGTTAACAGCAGGCCGCAGGAATTAACGCCCGGCCACTTACAGGAGGTATAGTAATGAAAACACAGCGCAGTGAACAGATGAATGTAGCCAAGCGGCTAGAAACCTTTGGCGTACAGGACAGGTTACACCGTACAATAGGCGCCCGGATTATTACCTTTGAAGTTACGGTTACGGAACTACCTGAAACCGCCACGGCATGGTGCACACTGGCACCCGGCTACTACTACGGGGTAAACATTAAGGCCACCCGCAATGGTGAAGGGTACGGGGCCTTACAGCCTGACCACTACTTTAAAACACCTGCCGAACGTGATGTGGCAATAGATAAGTACTTAGTAAGTGCCCGCAGCAGGGCGCAGAAACGGGAGGGTAGATAATGGTAATAAGTGCAGGTGCCAAGCCCACACACTTTGTAATGCGCCCGGAAGGCCGCCTTGGTGTAATGTACACCGCCTGCGGCAAACTGGTAACACCCGGTACCAAGACAACAGGTAACAATAAACAGGTAACATGCGCCGCCTGCAAATTGGCGCAAAGGTAAGGAGGAATGGATGAATATTAACGTAATTAAGGTAGAAGTGAAAACCCTAAGCAAGGCTATGTTTAACCAGCTTGAATATGCCAAGTGCCCGGAAGTAACGGAACTCGTTGGACAAGTTAACGTACCTGTTACGGGCGGCACTATACCCGAGTATGTATTGGCACGTGGTGACCGCCTTTACAAGGCACGCCACGGGGCCGTAATAGAACAGGCTGTACAACGGAAGCTTGTAACCAGCCATACCAGCACCAAAGTTACATGGGATACTGTGCGGGATGAGGCTGAACAGGAACTTAAAAAGCTGCCGCAGATTTTTGTATAGCTTTAATACCCACCCCGCCACCGTACAGGTGAATGCTACGGTGGCAGACGTGGTTACTAAAGTTAAGGAGGTAGAATGGACAACGAACAAATTGTAGATGAAGCCCTAGCACTACTTCACTTCCCCTGCCCTGACCCGATGTACGGTTATGCCGTACTACCCGGCAAGTACCCGGAGGGTGATAAAGGCCCCTGCTTTACCATTTACACCTACAGCTGGAGCGGTGGCCCACGGGGCATTAACAAGCCTAAGTTAATTACCCGGTGGAGTAGCTACAAGTTAGCCGTTAATGACGCAATACGGCGGCTAGAAGAAGACTGCAAGCAGTTTGGCATACCGTTTGCCGAGGCAGCCTGATGGAACAAAAGTGGACGGTACTTAAAAAATACAAGAACGAGGATGACTTTTTGGACTACCTTGTTGATGGGCTTAAGCTGCCAAACGCTGACGCCATATATAACAAGCTGGCCACCGTGCCGGGCGGCATAATACCATACGCCCATGGTACCCGGCGCCTGCGTTATGCAGCAGGCGCCTTTTACGTGGAGCAAGCAGAAGGGCCACCGCCCCTTACTGATGTTGGCGTGGGCAAGCACATTGCTGTTAAAGCCCTACAAGAGCGCTGGCAGGGTATGGCGGGCCGGGCCATAGTAACGGTTAAGCTGGATAAAACCATGCAAAGCGCCGTTAGCTTTGGCGAGTACGATAAAGGTGGCAAGGAAGAGGTACACGTTAAACTTAACCCCTTAAAGCTAAAGGGGCCGAAGCAAGTAGAAGAGCGCATACTATGGGTTGATAAATGCTTAAAAGAATAATGGAGGTAAAATGGGAAGATTAGCAGTAGTTGGCAACTGGGTAAAAGAAAAGCTGGCAGCCCTGCGCAGCAATAGCAAAAGCAAGGTTGTAACAGCACCCGGTGATAAGCCAAAAGCACAGCAGCCACCCCGGCGCCACCAGTGGAGCCCGTGGTGGGTGCGTAACATGGTACACCCCACAGCCGGAGCCGAAGCCCGTGGCCGCACCCTTAACCCCTATGCGGTGGCACAGGCACAGGCCAGCCGCTCACAGCGCATTGCCTACCTCAACAACAAGGTGACGCATGGCAATGCCACAGCCAAGGAAACAAGGGAACTGCACCGTATAACAGGCTAACAAATCAAATAAATTTAAGGAGGCCATATAATGGCTAAAGACAAAAACAATGTACTGGGCAATACCAACGTGTTACCCCACAACCCGATAAAGGCAGAGCACAAGCCCTTTGGGCACATGGAAATTTTTAACCATGTGAAAGACCTTAAGGGCGAGGAAACAGGGTGGTACGAGTTTGACCTTGTAACCCTGTTAACCCGCTTCCCGGATGACAAAATGCTCAAGCAGGCATACGCTGATGTTGTAGCCGCCAAAAAGGCAGCGGAAAAACCCGCTGTTGATAAAAAGGCAGCTGCGGCAGAAGCCAAGGCCAAGAAAGAAAAAGAAGCCGCTGATAAAAAGGCCAAGGCAGCCGAGGAAAAAGCCAAGGCGGATGCGGCCAAAGCCAACAAGGGCACGGGCAAAGGCAAAAAGGCCCCGCCCGCACCGCCCGCCCCGGCGCCGGATGCCAAAGGTAAAGGCAAGGCCAATGGCGCTGGCACCAGCACCAAGGGCCGCAAGACTGCTGCCCAGCTGGCCGCTGCGGAAGAAAACAAAAAGCACGCACCCGGCCCGGCCACTGAACAAAGCCCCGAAGAAACAGCGGCTGAACTTGCCGACATAACCTAACCATGGTATAATGGCAGTTGCCATGGCAGGCAGGAACGGAAAGGTAACCCCGGCACCCAACGCCACCACCACCTGCCTGCCACCACTGCCCAGTTGGAGGCCCTATGGAAATACAACAGATATACAACCAGCTTAACCCCAACAACCAGCTACTTGCCCGGCAACTTATTATGCAGATGGCCCAGCAGCAGGGTATTAAGGTTAACATGGCCAACAAGCAAAAGCCACCCATGAAGAACCTTGACCTTTGGATTGCTTCCCTTAAGGGTGAAAGTAAAAGCCCCAACACCATCAAACTGTACGTTAACGCAGCACGTAACATTTTAACCCACATGCCGGAACCAACAGAGCTGGCCTTGCAAGAATATTTTGCCAAGCGCCTTGAAGCCGTTACACCTAGCCGCATAGCCAACGAGCAAAAGGCGATGAAAAGTCTGTTTAAGTTTTTACACAAGCACGGGTTATATAATGGCAACCCCGCCGCTGATATAACCACCATGCGCAGCCGCACGGCTGAGGTAGAATGCCCAACTAATGAAACTATAATGGCCCTTATGCGATACAATACCCGCAGGGAAAAGGATAGGCCCCGGTACCGCCTGATGCTGTTTTTACTAATACAAACCGGGTTGCGCATTGAAGAAGCGTGCAGCATACGGCGCACTTGGATTAATATACCTGCCTGTGAGGTACGGGTAATTGGTAAAGGCAACAAGGAGCGCACTGTACCCATTGGCAACACCGTAACCCAGCTGCTTAAAGATTTTATGGAGCTGGTGGAACCCGTGGATAGCCAATGGCTCTTCCCCGGTGAGACAGTAAGCGGGTACTGGAACCACAGTGGCTTCCGGGGTGCCTTACGGCTGGCCTGTAAGAAGCTAGGATTAAAGCCCATACACCCACACCAGTTACGCCACTACTTTGCTACCCGTACCCTAGAAAATGGGGCCAAGCTAGAAGTAATAAGCAAGATACTTGGCCATGCCAACGTAAGCATAACGGCTGAAATATATAGGCACATACAGCAAAAAGAATACCACGATGAACACACCAAGCATAACCCACTGGCCCAGCTGCCGGGTGCCAATTTACTGGCACTGCCGGGCGGGGTGGTGGAGGGTGAATTTGAGGAGGTAAAGGAACCTGATGAGCGCAAAGCTGACGAACCAAACGGAAATTGAAGCTATTAAACTTGGGCTTCAGGACGCAGGCTTTAGCGAGGGCATGGCAGCCCTTATAGTGGCCAAGGATTACCCGGCGCCCAGTGGTGCCCGCATTGTTACCTTGGAGCTAACCAACACCTGCCAAGCGGCCCTTGACAAAAGCGACACGCTAATTGTATCAGAGGCTGCCCAGCTGCGTATGCTGGCCCAGCGTATGGGCTGGGAAATGATTTGCCGCATGTCCGAACAGTTACCCACTGATATGCCCATAGGTAACTTAATGCTAGTGGATACTAAACGGTACCGGGAACTGGAACACTATGCCGCAGGGTACGGCCCGGCGCCAAAGGTGGTGCATAAATGAAGTTTATGATTACCCCGTATGCCTTTGAGATAAAGCCCAAGGTAACCATTGTATTACCCACCGGGGCTGAGTTACTTACTATAACAGGCAAGGGCCGGGTGGTAACCTTGTGGGCCAAGGTAGATGCTGATAACCCGGTACACGGGCCTAGGTACTTTGTGTGTTACGATATATGCAGCAAGGTTGACCCGCTGCTGCGGCTAAAGTACGTGGCCACCGTGCAACAGTTTACCCCGGACGCTGGTGCAGAAGCCGTACACATGGCGCATGTATTTGAAGTGCTACTTGGGGATGGCCCTGTACAGTGTAAGGATTGCGCTAACTGCGGCATTGTTGAAATACCCACCAGCTTCTGCCTTATAACGCCCCGGAACAAGGCAACATATGTTGACCACGAGCACGCCTACTTTAAAGCCCCGTTTTGCACTAAGGTGTGGGCCATACTAGACCTAGCAACCCGGCGCCAATGTGGCTGCTATAGCCCGGCAAAGGAGCAGCAATGATTAACCCTACTTTTGCGGCAAAGTACTACGGTAATTTACCGCACCAAGAGCCTATACGCCACGGATATGCCATTGCCGAACGATACGACTTATATTGGCTTGGACTTGGCCCCTATTGGCAAAATTATAAGTACCTACCTACAGGTGAGGTACGGGGCTTGGGCAATACGGTGCTGCTTTGTATGGGGCGCACTTGGCGTAACAAGGCTGTGGACGATAACTGGGCACGTATTATTGAGTATTGCCATGATAGGCACATAGTGCGTATAAACTTGGCTGACCTATGGGAACAAAACAGGCAGGCATTTAACCCTGATGGAACTATTACCGCAGCAGTTATGCAGAAAGGAATACTATGATTAACTGCGCAGGGCTTAGAGACGAATACATTTACCACTTAATGCTTACCACGCAAGAGGTGCTGTTACTTAGCTACCAGCAGGCCCACCGCCTGTACGCCCGGCTGGGTGAGGAAGGCAAGCTGCCTACGGAGCAGCTAATAAGCCTTGGCCAGCTACTAGAAACATGGCAGGCTAACAGTAAGGTGGACGAAACACTTAACCAGCTGGAGGAAAGTACCCAGCTTATAATGGACGAAATGGACTACCTTACCGGGCCACCCACCCCGCCGCTTCCAACATCCTGCAAAGATTGCGGGAAATCCTTTACCTTAATACAAAGCGCCTTTGCTTTTGAAGGGAGGTGCGAGGTGTGTTATGCTAAAGTGCACGAACCGAAGTGCAGCCGTTGTGGCAGGCCCACGGACTACCAGTACAATGGCAAGCCCACCTGCCCCGGCTGCATGGCAAAACAAGTAGGCATAGGTAAAGAAAAACCAAAGGAGGTAAATATTGATTAACGCACTTGCCCGGCTCCCCATAACTACCCTTATATTTTTATTCTTGGGGCAGGCACTCCCATGCAGTAACCACGTGGCAGGGACTTTGGGCGGGGCCGTGGTGAAGCCCTGCTCTTTCCTCCCACCTCCGCCCATGGCCGGGGTGTTACGTGGCCAAAGGCCGATGTACCGCACTGTACTGCATGGCATTGCCCGCCCCAAGGCATTTGTGGTATAATGGGGCCTGTTGCAAGTTGCCCGCTAGGAAAGGGGTTACATTATGACTGATACAAAAGCACACCAACGTTACAAAACTTCCAAGGGTTTGATTGTGCCGGGCGTTACCACCGTACTGGGCCTGCTCAACAAACCCTTCCTTGTTCCATGGGCGTGGCGCCTTGGCATGGAGGGGCAGGATTACCGCAAGGTAACCGATAAGGCGGCCAGCATAGGCACCGTGGCCCACTACCTTGTTGAGTGCCACCTTAAGGGCGTGGAACCTGATGGCGATGAGCTGGCCAACTTTAGTAAAGCTAACCTTGAACAGGGCAACATTGCTGCCGGGCAGTTTAAGGACTGGTGGGGGGAGCGGGGCCTTAAAACCTTTAAGTGTAAAGATATGAACGGTGAGACCACCGTTACCTCGGAAATCCAGCTGGTAAGTGAAGAGGGCCTGTTTGGCGGTACCATTGACGCCATGGCCAAGGATGCCAACGGCAAAGTAACCCTGCTGGACGTCAAAACCAGCAAGGGTATTTATGACGAACACCGTTACCAGTTGGCCGCTTACTGGCATATGTGGAACGAGAACAACCCCAAGGCCCCGGTGCAGCAAGCCTATATCATACACCTTGACAAGGAAACAGGTAATATTGGCTTCCATGCCCTTGGCAACCTTGATACCGAGTGGGAAATTTTTAGCCACCTGCGGGCCATATACCACCTGCAAAAGGGTACCGACAAGCACCGTAACATGGATAAAAAATACCACTTCAAAGGAGCACCCGTTGGCTAAAATAGCTTGTGCCAAAAACCCCAAAGATAACTGCTGGATTTGTACCAAGCCACCAGTTAAATATGCCGTAAGCCACCATGTGGTAGGCGTGCAAAATGACCCGGATTTAACCGTTGACTTATGCCGGGGCTGCCACATGCTGGAAAAGTACTTGGCACAGCGCAAGTTCCTTGACAATGCCGCTGCCGTGGGCAGACTAATAACCTTGGCCCGGTTCCATGCCGGGTTACCTGACGCCCGTACCTTTGTGTACTACGAGACAGATGAAGCCAAGGCACAAATAATAAGCGTACTGGAAAACTACTTACACCAGCTGGGTTCCCTTGCAGCGGGTACAATGGCAGTGGAACTTTACGAACAGCTTTACCCGCATAGTAATCAAATAGAGGAAGGAGGATGGCCATGGTTAAAAAAGCAGACCAAGCAGCCGCAGCGCAAGAGGTAAAACGCCTTACCGATTACGTGCAGCAGGGCCAGCAATTTGAGGGCGAGAAGCTACAGTTTGAAAAGGTACTCGGTGAAGATTTCTTCCTTAAGGACTTTGTAGCCCTGCCCAGCAAAATGGCTGACAAAAAGCCTGCCGCACCCGGTGACCCGCCCGCTAACAAGGAGTTTCTTGTTATGCAAATCGAATGGCGTAAAAAGGTGTACGTTACCAGCTGCGGCGCCGCACAGGTTGTGGATGCTGTTAAGCAGCTGCCCAAGCAGTATTTACCCGTAGCCATGCGTGTGGTAAAAGATACCAACCCCACCACCAAGCGCATGTATTACCGGGTAGAGTAACCCTTACAGCGGGTGGTAGGCCACAAGCTGTGCCACCCGCTGCACGTGGAGGAATGATGAAAAGTATTAACACTAAGGGCTGGAAACGAGCCGATTTTATTGACTTTTACCTTAACACATGGCAGTGCCCTGTGGTGCCAGTGGCAGATACCAAGAAGCCTATGGTGCAATGGACGAAATACTCCAACACAATGCCCACGGCGCAAGAGCTGAAGGATTGGTTTGATTTGCCCTGCCGGGCCTTTAAGCAGCCGCCATGGGGCATTGCTATTGTGCTTAAGAACAATTTATTTAGCCTTGATATTGACCTTGACCACATGTTTACCAACTTCAAGGAACAAGGCGCCTTCCCTACAGGTGCCTGTATTTACAAATCCGCCCGTGGTTACCACGTTATAATGCGCAGCCGGGATATTGTGCCCTATACCGTTAAGGAGCATGACCCGGTACTTATAGCTATTAACCCTGATTTTGACGAATTGGGTATTGGCGGCGGCAACAACCACCTTAGTAACATGCCTGATACACCGGGCCGTAAGTGGCTAGACCTATATGAGCAGCCCATTGCTGTTGATTATAACGGGTGGCTGGCCAAGAACCTTGGCTGGACAAAGGATGACCCATACAAGCGCAGCGCCGGGTGGCAGGAGGAAATAATGTGCCCTTGGCACGAATGGGGCACCCAGCGGGATGATGGGCGTGAGCACACACCCAGCCTGCGTTGTAACACGGAAACAGGTGGCTTTGAATGCCATGGCTGCCCGGAACACGGCACCTTTACCAAGCTGGCAGAAAAGGCCAAGGAAGTGGGTATGCCGCTGCCGCAGTATGTTGCGGATTGGCTTACCAAGTTCCACGAGCGGGCCACGGGTGGTGAGCAGCTGGTAGTTGACCCCGGCCCCATACCCAGCACACCTATTATCTTTAGCGCCAATGAGGAATTTGAGTTTGAGGAACTGCCACCGGGCCTTGTTGACGGCATACTGTGGCGGGGTGATGTGGGCACCATATTTGCCCCTGCGGGCGCCGGGAAAACCAGTGTTATTATAAGCGCTGCCGGGGATATTGTACTTGGCCGAGAAATGTGGGGCATGGACGGCTGGCAGCCGCAAAAGGGCCTGCGCATACTTATACTTGACCTAGAAAACCGCCCCGGTGAAACCCGTGCAGCCATACGGCGGGCTACTGACCGTGATGGTAACCTTAAAAACCTGTTTGTGGCCGAACTGGAGGGCCTTGGCTTTGATATATATGACCCCAAGTGGGTGGATTGGCTGGAGGAACAGCTTACCAAGCTAAAGGTTGATATACTGGTGGTTGATAACCTTAACAAGTACACCAGCAGCAACGTGGTTGACCCGTTTGAAATGAAAAAGGTGGTGGCCATTAACCGCCGCCTTGCCCGCAAATACGATATAGCCGTCTTTGCCATACACCACACCGGGCACCTTAAAACCGGGGAAGATGGTGAGTTCCAAGATGTACGCCCGGCTGGTGGCGCCGCTATACGGGATGACGCCAACTTTGAATTTCAGGTGCTGCGCATTAAAAGCAAGAAAAATCAGGTACGGGTTACCTGCACCAAAATGCGGAGCAGGGTTAGCAAAGTGCGTACCGGGGATGAGTTTATACTACGGTATGATGAGGAAACTACCCGTATGTACCCTGCTGGCAACGAATACCTGCGGGCCGAGCTTAATTTAATAGTGGAAAAATTTGGCCGGAACAAGGCCGCCGAACTGCTGGGTATTAGTGGCCCGGCCATGTCAAACTGGACACACGGTACCCGTGAGCCAAAAGGGGAGTATAAACAGCGTATCGAGGAACTATGCAAAAAAGAAGGGCTGGTGCCACGTGTTACAGACTTGTAAGCTAACATCTGTTACTCTGCCTGTTACCACTCTGTTACCACCGTTACCGCTTTTAGCACACTTGTACGGAATTCGTAGCGTAACAGCCGGAGTAACAGCTGGAGTAACAGTTTTTGGCAGCTTTGCCCGTTGAGAATGTTTATATATATGATACTAGGTACAGGAGACAGTAACTATGGCAGCTAAACTTAAAGCCCAGTATACCAAGGCCCCGGCTACTGTGGCACCCGCCAAACCAGCCGCCAAGCGCACGGCCAAGGCAAAGGTGGTTGAGCAGCTTGCTTATGGGCAGCCTGATTGCAAGAAGTGTAAGCTATGCAGCTTGCCATATGGTGGCAGGCGGGAGGCGGGGTGGGGTAAAGAGGGTGCCAAGACAATGCTTATATTTAATAGCCCTGTTTCCTGCCCTGCTGGCCAGTTATCAAACTTTGTAACAAAAATACTGCTACGGTTAGCTAAAATTGACCCGGCTGAGTGCTGGGTAACCTATGCCTGCTTATGCCCCACAGCAGGCGATAAAGAACCCACAGCGGTAATGCTGCGCAGCTGTAATACAAGGTTACTACCTGAAATCTACTGGCACAGCCCTGAGCTGGTTATTACCTTTGGCAATGCTGCCACTGCCGCTGCGTTACCCGGCCACCCGGTGGCCCGTTACCATGGCAAGTTGGTAGATGGTGGTGACCGCTGCTATATGCCCATGTATGACCCCTTTGATGCCGATGAAAGCCCATGGGTAAACGAGCAGTTAATAAGTGATTTTAAGTACCTGCCACAACAGCAGCCTGTTAAGGAAATAGAGGGCATTTATGCTGTAAGCTATGAGCCTGTGGTACCGCAGGGCAATGATATAATAAGCTGTGATACGGAAACCGTGGGCCTGTACGGTAAGCTACTGGGCGGCGCTGTTACCCAAAAGGTAGGCCAAGCCACTTACATGCCCTTTGATACTGTTGTTACTGCCCTCAATAAACACCCTGCACCGCACCTTTTGTGCCATAACGCCAAGTATGATTTACACGTGCTGCTTGACAATGGCTTTAAGGGCCACCAACGTGAGCTGGATGACACTGAAGTGCTGGCCTATTGCATGAACTACGATAACCTTAAATTAAAGGTGCTGGAAACACAGGAACTTAACCTTACACACCCGGACTATGATACCATGGCAGAAAAAGGCAGTTTGGTTGATGTACCCATAGAGGAAACAGCCAAGTATTGTAGCCAAGATACTGATGCCACGTTACGCCTTTGGCAGTACCTTACTGCAAATTGCAGCCCACAGGAACGTAAGCTATATGAGACCTGTGATAAACCCCTTATACCGTGCCTTGTAAACATGGAGCGCAAGGGCATTGCCGTTGACCTTGATTACGTTAAGCAGTGGGAACAGGAACTTAACGTAGAGCTAAAAAAGGCCACCGATGGGCTGTATGGCGGCAAGTTTGATATTACCGAGGAAATTATGGCCAGCCCACAACAGCTGGGTAAATGGCTGTTTGACCGGGGTATTGATTTGCCCTTTACCGAGCGCAGCAAGCAGTATAAAACCAGCAAGCGTATATTGGCCCAGCATATGCACACGGATGAGGTGATACCGCTGATACTACGTATACGGCAAATTGGTAAGCTGCAAAGTACTTATATTAACGCCCTGTACAATCATACCCGTGAGGACGGGCGCCTGCACACCCGGTACAACAGTACACGTGTGGTAACCAGTAGGTTAAGTAGCAGTGGCCCTAACCTGCAAAACTTGCCCCATATACCGCAGGCCCGGCGCCCCTTTGTAGCCAAGCCCGGTTACAAGTTAATACGTATTGACTTTAGCCAAATTGATATGATGCTGCTGGCATATATAAGCCAAGATAAAAACCTTATGGGCGTATTTCAACGCAACGAAGATATACACAACTTTATGAGCGATATGATGTTTGGTGACCATGAGCCGCTGCACCGTTATAACGTTAAAGGTGCCAGCTATGCTTGTATTTACGGTGGTGGCGCCAAAGCCATGTATGAGCAGCAAAACGCACCCATGGGCACCTTTGATTTTGCCAAGTGGGGTAAGCCACCCACCTTGGAGCAATGTAAACTGCTACTTGATAACTACAAGAAAACCTTCCAGCGGGTTACCGAATGGCATGAAGAAATTACCGAGTTTGCCAAGGAACACGGGTACATTGAAGACTACTACGGGCGCCGCCGTTACTTGCCTGCCCTTAACAGCCTTAGCCCGCAAATGATGCACCGGGCCATACGCCAAGTACTTAACTTCCCTATAGCAGGTACCGCAGCCGGGGTGTTTAAGCTGGCCATAATCGCAGCAAGCCCAATTAGTACACCTGTGCTAAATGTACACGATGAGCTGGTGTTTGAGGTACTTGCCAAGGATGCCAAGCGGCTGGCCCCTATTTTAACCAAGGCGATGAAATCCATAGATAGCCCGGCCCCGTTAAAGGCCGAGCCCCAAATAGGCGATAACTTAGGGGAGATGATGTAATGAAAATACTACTTATTGTACCACCGTACCGCACAACTGATGCGCTAACCGCCCAGCTGTACCCCATGCCCCTTGGCTTAGTGCTGATAGGCACCAAGTTAAAGCAGGCAGGCCACGAAGTTACCGTTAAGGACTTTTTATTGCCCGCACAGGTAATGCCCGCCCAAGCCCCGGCCAGCTTTGCTGGTACACACAACCCGCCATACAGGCATTATGGTATGCCGTTAAAGGAATGCCAAGCGTGGCTTACTGACCATGCCAACGAGTACGATGTTATAGGCATGAATATGGGCCAGTGTAACGTGTGGGAAACAGGCGCCGCCCTTGGCACCTATATAACCCGTGTACTGCGTATGCCACTAGTAATTGGTGGCCCGTTTGTTACTACAGCCCCGCAGGAAGCCTTAGAACTTACCAACGCTGATGTGGCCGTTATTGGCGAGGGTGAAAACAAGGCCGAAGCCGCCTTTATTTTGGCCCGTGAAAATGCACCGTGCAAGGTAGAAGTACGGGGCACACCCTGCACCGAGTGGGAAATACCGCTGCCTGATTGGAGTTTAGCGCCGCCCGCTAATTACCCCACCTGCCGTGGCCGGGTACGTGGTGTGCTTACCGTGAGCCGTGGTTGCCCTAACGGCTGCACGTTTTGCAGCGTACACACTATCATGGGCCGCCGCTGTATGCAGTACCCGTATGTGCGTATTGTGTTGGAACTTA